GCGGTTACATACGACGGATTACGCTTGATGTTATTATACTCAGGGGCCTCTTTTTCAAGACCCTTAAGGAATAACCAATAGTGGACACTTTCGGATGTTTCGACGCGCTTAGGATAACGCACGCGAAGGTATCGAAAATGTTTCGTACCGTGGCGATCTTGAGCTATTGTAGACACCAACGTTCTTATGTTGAAATGCCTACGAAAACGCAAAAAATCGGAACCAATCTTAACTCCAGCGTCATCAGGAAAGTAAGTAGGGACTAGAAATAGCTCCAGCTTATACTGCCTGAACAACTCAAAAATACACTCATAGACCGGCGAAGCATAATAAATATAAGCTAATGGCCCCCAGATTCGAATGAATCTGTTGGTGAGCCTATTAAGCATGATATTTAGCCAAGCCGTCATGTGGTGCTTTGATGAGCCTCCTGGTCCTGTTAGGAAAAAAGGCCTAACATCTTTTCCTGCGAGAAAGTCATTCCCACAAGATTCTCGGAATGGCCCTTCCCAATAAGATTTTGAAGCATTCGGCAGAAAGCCAAAACGCTCCATAAATCCTAAAAAGGTTGGAACATCTTGCACCGGAAGGATGCAATCATCGCCGAAGACGGCCGCTTCTTGAAAAAGGCGGTCGTCCACCAAAGTCTGACTAGATTGATCACCTAGACTAACTGAGGCTACGGCAAATGCCCAAAAGACTAACGTCTCCAGTGGAAAGGTACACGCATTTCCCATAGTGGAAAACATATGCAACTTCTCATATACACCTAAGATCTCAATCTCTCCGCACCTAAACTGGTCTAGATAATAGAACCAGCGGTGTGGTAGTAGAAATTTTATGAGGTCATAATTTAGGGTATCAGAAGCCGAAGACCAATCAATGGTAGCTAAGGTGCCCGTGAGGGAACCATACCACGCAAGTTGGCGGTTTCGATCTTGCTGGGACGAAAAGGATAAACCGACCTTATCGAGTCGGGCCGTAAGACACTGCATAAGACCTTGCTGAAAAAACATATTAAGGCAAGGTTCCACACAGATCATACGGACTTTTTTATTATCCTTTGGGACAGTAACTGCTTTACTACCGCGGACCAATTCATACCGGTGCTGATGACTATCTAGCACCGACCGAAGCTGTGAATCATAGCTAAGGTAGTATTGGAACCAACGCTGAACACCATCGGTATATGTGAGTTTTCCTAATTTTGCTTCAATTGAAGAATTTTGGTAATTCACACCGATCGTACTGCCGGAGGAGTGCTTGCAGTTTGCAAGAAACTCGTCTTCTACAAACTCCCCTAAAACACGAGCAATAATGTTCTTTGCTCGAAGGAGGATCTGTTGATCTCGCGGAAGCCGTCCTGAAAAACGGCTATTCGGAAAAGGGTAATTACTAACATGTTTCATACGCTCATTTACCTGTAAAAACAGGATATAAGCATTTAGGGACATGTCAGTCGTATCTAATTCCGGAGAACAGTATTTTTTGGTGAAATCTACTTTCTGCGAGTTAAGCAAAAAGCGGGTATCAGCGTCATATCGATCTTGCGCAAGCGAATCGATCGTGGCGGTCAAGACTGACGATACATGTTTTGTAATGGCGTCAGCGGAAAAGAACGGTTGTTTCTTTTTCTTCATGGTGGTTCTCCAATGAAGTTGGTGGGATTAGGACTTTTTCACAGCTACAATTGCTAGTATAAACATTGCAATTATCGCGAATGTATAGAGGTCCACGATTAATCTACTGACTGATTGAGCCATAGCTGAGCCAAGTCTGCATCAAGGATGAGATTGACTAACAATGACTTAAGAGCAGTAAGCTCAGCATCCGTTGTTTCGGGATCAATATTAAAATAAACCCCCGCCGTATTGAGGGTACGAGCAAGATTTGCAAGTACCTTCGGCGTTGAAATAACAGCTGAGGCTCGACCTTGAGTGAAACCCCCTGGCGCATTCTTAGATACCTTAGGCGGTTTTCCGCTAAAAGCAATCTCTGTACGCGTTAAAGGAGTAACACCAATTGTGCCTACAAAGGCACTAGCAGAGTTAGTATCGGAAGATAACATAACTACGCTAGTCGCAGTACCACCGGTAGGAGAAAATGTAGCGCCAACAGGGACGCTAGCAAGACGGATAGACATAATTGTCTCCAATTGTTATGCACGTTAGTGCTGAAAGTTAACGTCGGCGTCGCCGACGAGGAAGTTTTGCTCTCTCTTGTTGCACCATATTGGTGAATGGGAGGCGAGCATGGCGTGAGCCGGAGCGTAACCCTGAAGAGAAAAGTGCAATTAAATCTGCTACTTTTTCTGCAGTCTTAGTCAAACCCCCCATAGTTACGGGAGGAACGGCGAGGGTTACATTTGGGGTAAAGGGCGATCGAGTGTAGAGGAAATCATAATCAATGACTTCTTCTCCCGAACCTGAATATGACGTACGGACTGCGTCGCTAGAAACCGATGTTACTTGGTAGCTAGTGCGGTCATCAATACGTTCAACAATACAGGCGCCTGATATCGAGATGCGCGGATCAGCCAAATTAGTCATAGCAGAGATCATGGATGAAACATCCCATAATCTATCGACCATAAAGGAAAGTCGACAAACCTGCCAGGCTACTAATGGTACATCCTTATTGCGTAAACCATATCTCCAACGCCAATCGTGTTTCGGGCTTTTGACCTGATAACGAATAGCGGCATGGTAAGAAACCTTACGATAGCGGTACATAGAAAAAGTACTACGATCAGTAGGGTGGCCAATAGATTGGACCGCCGTTTGGTGGTCTTCGTCAGTGGCCCTATCGTGAGCAATACGGACATCAGGAGGCATAACAGTAGTAGGTGCAGACACTTCTTTCATTAAAGAATGGAGTGAACGAAATAGAGGAGCCACGGCAAACCGAAAGGAAAGCCAAGATGACTCAGATACTTCCGCAAAGTTCTTTATAGAACGACGCGACACCTCACTGCGTATTGCATCAATGTTACGCTTTACGAAGATAGCAGTCTTTTTAAGCTCTGCTACGTCTTCACCCATCGAGAGTAACGGTTTATCAATATTTGCAATTGCTTGCAAACAAGCCGAACGTCTACACGTAGCCCCATCAACAGTTAATGTTGGAAGGGTTGGTGAAAAACGACTAAGATCACGAAGTGTTAACGGACCGCTACCATTGGCAGCAAACGTAACAACACCTGAAGTGTTCCAACTCGAATATGACGTCGTCCCGGAACCTTTTGATTCGCGGGATACTCTATGGTATGTACAAGGAGACATAATCGTTTCACCACTTTTTTGAACCTTTTTAAAGTTCTTAGTGACTACATCGGACATGGTTTCTATGTCTTTTGAGATCAGGTACGGCCCAGACATTGAGTCTGAACCTCCAACAGTGACATCTACTTTGTAGAAGTCATAAGTGCCGGGGTTTTTACTGCGTGTTCTAGTACGTGCGCCTGATTCCATTAGATTTACCTTGTATCGATTGTGACCCCCCC